GTTTTAGCAAGAGAAAACGATCAAACATTTACAAGTACAAGAGCAATTCCTGTAGGAACAGCTATTATAGGACCTACTCTTTTAGGTCCTGTTGGTGTTCCAACTGTAGTTACAACTTGGAGTGATTATGTAACTAGATTTGGTTCTACTTTCTTTAGTGGTAGTACTAATAATCAAAAATTATACTCATATTATACTTCAATAGCAGCTTATAATTATTTCACTAATGGTGGACAAGGATTATTAGTAGCGAGAGTAGCATCAGGTTCAGGAGCAGAAGCATTCGCACCTGCTACAAGTTCTTTAATTCAAACAGGTTCAAGTGGCCCAACATCAGGTCTCTCACCTTTTGTACTTGAAACTCTTACTTATGGAGCTATAATGAATAATAGTGGTTCCCAAACATCTGGAGGAGTTTTAGTTAGTGGTTCAAAAGATAATATTAGATGGCAAATTTCTAATGCTAATACCTCTTCTGGAACATTTGATCTTTTCCTTAGAAGAGGAGATGATAGTAATTCTAATATAGTTACAGTAGAAGCTTGGTCTAACCTAAGTTTAGATCCTTTAACTCCTAATTATATAGCTCGTGTTATTGGAGATATAAGAGAAAACTACGATTCAACTAATATTCAAATGTCTACTACTGGTTCATTTGTTAATAAGTCTAAGTATGTTAGAGTTAAAGAAGTTAATTTTACTACACCTAATTATATTGATTCTAATGGTAATGTAACAACAGCATTTACTGGTTCAATTCCAACAAATGCTTCTGGCACATTTGGTAGTGGAACTGGTAATATTAAAGCTGGAGCTTCATTTTATGATGCTATAACTGAAACTAATACTCAAGGATTAGTAGCTGGTAATTATGATGATATGATTAATTTAGTAACTACTAATAAAGATGATTATAAATTCAATGTATTATTAACTCCAGGTTTATTTAATTCATTTACAACTCATAATGCTAAAATTGATACTATTATAACAAATATTCAAAATAGAGGAGATAGTATCTATGTACTTGATTTAGTTCCTTTTAATTCAAGTGTTGGAGCAGCTACAGGTCAAGCTACAGATAGAAATACTTCTTACGCTGCTTCTTACTGGCCCTGGGTACAAGTAGTTGAACCAACATCAGGCGAAGCAGTTTGGGTTCCAGCTTCAACAGTAATCGGAGGTGTTTACGCCTATAATGATTCAGTAGCGGAGCCTTGGTTTGCACCAGCTGGTATTAATAGAGGTGGTTTATCTAATGTAATTAGAGCTGAACAAAGATTATCTCAAGCTAATCGTGATACTTTATATGCTGGTAGAGTTAATCCAATTGCTACATTCCCTGGAACAGGCACTGTAGTGTACGGTCAGAAAACATTACAAGCTAAAGCATCTGCTCTTGATCGTGTAAATGTAAGACGCTTATTAATTGCTCTTAAAGCTTATATTTCTCAGATTGCTCTTAGCTTAGTATTTGAACAAAATACAGCAGCTACAAGAAATAACTTCTTAGCCCAAGTTAACCCATACTTAACAAGTGTTCAACAACGTCAAGGTTTATACGCATTTAAAGTAGTAATGGATGATTCAATCAATGGACCTGAAGTAATTGATCGTAATGAAATGTATGGTCAGATCTATTTACAACCAACTAAGACAGCTGAATTTATTTACTTAGATTTCAATATTACACCAACTGGAGCTTCTTTCCCAGCGTAATTCTTTAAAAATCACATATTTATAACAAATTAAAATATAGAAAAAAATGGCAATAGTAGATCCAAACGAAATATTTTTTACAGCATTTGAACCCAAAGTAAAAAATCGCTTCTTAATGTATGTTGATGGTGTTCCTGCTTATATGATTAAAAAAGTAGGAGCTGTAAGTGTTGATATGGGCGAAATTAAAATAAACCACATTAATGTTTATCGCAAAATCAAAGGAAAAGCCAACTGGGCTGACATTGAAATGACATTACATGATCCTATAACCCCATCAGGCGGACAAGCTGTAATGGAATGGGTACGTTTAGCTCATGAATCAGTGACAGGTCGTGATGGTTACTCTGATTTCTATAAGAAAGATGTAACAATCAATGTATTAGGTCCTGTGGGTGATATTGTATCTGAATGGATTATTAAAGGAGCATTTATTAAATCAGCTAATTTTGGTGATTATAGCTGGGATGAAGATACATCAGCTCAAGAAATAAC